TTTTTCTTGCTTTACCTTCTTTGGTTAGAAGTTCGCCCTGAAGAGTTTCCTCATAAAGAAGAGTCTCATAACCAATCTCCATAACCCACTCATAAAACTCTTCGGCGCCCAATTCATCCATAAGAATCTGGATGCCATCTTCATTTAGACCTTCTTCATAAAAATATTCGGCGGCAATATCAATAGCAGTCTCTACAAACTCTTCAGTTAGTTCTTCACTATCAATAATGGCAGATTCAGTATTGAATTCTGGATTAACAGTTACAACAGGATTTTTCTTACTATAATTATTGATTTTAGAGTTTTCTTTTACTTGATTTTTTTCTTGTTCATTATCAACGATTTCCCAAATAACATTTTCATCAACAGTATCTCTCCAACTGTAATGATTGCTTTCTTTTACTTGAGGTTGTGGTTTTAATGTAGAAATGGTCTTTAAAACTCGTAAAACATTTAATGCCGCCTCATTTGATTTTGAGGTTTCATCACTCATTAAATCATTCATATGAGTTTCAATTTCATCAGTTTCAGTTGATTCTCTACTTAAAATTGCTTTGGTTCTTACTCTGCGACGATTTCTTATATACTCATCCGTTTCATCATTACGCCCATCATAATTCATATCAGGCTTATATGTTCCAACCGGAACTAACTTAGATTCATTATAAGCATAAACCTGCTGCATTTCCTCTTGAAGTTGCTTTTCTCTTGGGTCATTATTATAAACATTTTCAAGATACAACTGCTTCATTTCAGCAAGAGCAGATACTATTCTATCAGACATAATTCTCTATTTTAGGGTCTTTATTCCTATTTAGTATTGTTCCGTAATTTAGTTTCGCGGATGTAAGGAACTATATAGATATAGTTAACGAAAACCAAGTTAACTACTTAAAATTAAATATCTATAGACTGGTTACGGAACATAATCGGTCTTTAAACAAAAACAGCAGGAGGCGTTAGGGTTCCTTAAATGGTGTAAAACCTAAGTCTATGAATGTTGAAACTGCGATACTTTAGTTTCGCGGTAGTTCATCTTTTTTCTTTTCTTAAGGAAATTATCAATCGCCTTGGTTTGGGTGAGACTCATAACATAATTGAGAAGTTCAGGAGTTCCTATTTCCCTTTGATTTGCGGGAACACCAGAAACATCAGTCCATTCTCTTATATCCTCAATCCAAGACTTAAACATTATATTATACTTTTCATTAACGCAAATGACGTAATTCGGCCCCCGTCTTATGATTTTCCCATCAAGACCAGTGTTTAGGTTTTCTATAACATCACCGGGATTGAAGATGTTTCCTGAATAATAATTCTCTTTTAATTCTTGATAATAAAGTTTTGGTGCTATTTTCCAGGATTCATTTTGAACCTCAACTTCACCTTCAAGTGCTCTTTGAGTAGCAAAGAATAGGTCTCTTTGTTTTTCTTGGTCTAATTTTTTAGGAAGACCTTTTTGGAAATCAAAGAAGTTGTCTTCTGCTGCTGCCTTTCTTAGTTTTGATGAGGAAGTTGGATTTGGACTATTTTCTAAGTCGGGGTCTTCACCAGGAAATGGAACAACATTGATTTCAGCAAAGTCATAAAGTTCTCCATTATACTGAGAAGCAAGTCTATCAAACTCTGCTTTTCTTTTAGAACCAGTTACAAGATTAACAGAATCATATCCATCTTCGTGCGCTGAGATTAAGACATCAAAGATACTCTTCATATCATCATCATTGATAATATTATCAGCAAACTTTGGAAATGCCTTCCTCATATAATATATCTTGGTTGGGGGGTCAAGAGGATTTAATGGGTCTCCATACATTCTTGATGGATAGATTTTAAAGTCTCCTCTATTTGCAACCTCACTTGCCTTCTTTATGAGTTTCTCGTGTCCTATTGTCGGGGGATTGAATCTACCAAATACAACAGTAAGAACCTTTTTGGTTTCTGGTTCTGGCGCTGGTTCTTGTTCTTTTGGTGGTGCAATTTTTCTTTCTTGAGGAACTCTTTTTTGTAGGGGTTCGTCTTGTCTTTCTGGTTTAGTGTAAATGTTTGATTCTGGTTTTTCTTTTTGTGGTTTTGGTGGTTTCTTACGAATAAACTCAAATCTTCCGTTTACTGTTTTTCCTACAAGTCTACCAGCACGGTCTAACCATCCACCGTGAGCATCAGATACTAAGTTTAATCCTGCTGCTGTTCTTGCAGCATCTGAACCTCTTGCTTCTGATATAAATTCATTATATTTCTTCATCTTTATTGTTTATTGGTATTTATCCTTTAGGATACGGAGAAGTTTTCATTGTGCTATTGGGTAATTTAGAAGTTGCTCCCCCACCAGGGCTCATATTAGTATGTCCACCTGTTACGCGGACTGAGGTAGATTGTGCGCTTGCTCCACCTGCTCTACCAACTTCGGAAGGCATTCCAGTTAATCCCGTAGCTATTTTATCCAACTCTCTACTTGAACCACTCACAATATTTGGCTCAGATGTACCACCTCTTCTTGTGACTTGTGGTTTTTGAACTATACTTCCATCTTTTCCTCTTGGGGTAGGCAAAATTCCAGGTTTTGCTTCTTTTTCTTTTATTCTTCTTTTTAATTCCAACTCTCTCATAATTTGATTTTTCGGTAAAGCATCCTTTATCTTTTTTATTCTTTGTCTAAATTTTACTGGGTCAGTGATGCTTTCTGGATTATTTTGTGCTTGTTTTTGTAACTCACGTATTCTAGCGGTCATTGCAATTACTCTTTCTGGAGAATATCTACCGGGGTCATATTCACTTGTTTTTTCAATAAGAAAATCATAAAACTCATCACTGATACACTCTAATATCTTAATCGCTTCTCTTTCTGTATTACAATAACCTTCTTCAATAAGAAATATTTCTAAGTTACTCATTTTAAACAGACATTTTAACTATTTATTAAAAAAGGCGCATTACGCGCCCTTAAGAGTTTTAATATATTCTTTAATTTTCTTTATTCGGTCAGGGGCAAACTCTTCACTATAGTTTGCTACTTCACGCTCAAGAACGTCGATGACGTATTGAACTGTTTCGTCTTTTGGTTTGAGTTTCATCATACATCTCCGGGTCGGCGGTTTTCTGAGCGATGAACGGAAAAGTGTCCTTCTGGATATCGCGCACTTAATTTTTCAAAATTCATTTGCATAATATCTTCAAAATTTACATCCATAGCAATACATAGTTGTCCGATGTAATAAATTGTGTCGGAACATTCAAGCAAAAGGTGTCGTTTTGCGTCATCACTAAAAATTTTTCCTTGAAGTAAGCATTTTTTCACAATCTCAACCGCCTCTCCCATTTCAGCAGAAGCACCTAAAGCAAAAGTAAGAAGATGAGTAAGTTTTACACCTTCTTCATCAAGTTCTTTAATTCGGTCAATAAGAACATTAACATCACTACTTGCGGGACTTGTAGTTTGCTTAACAAAATCAATATATTCAGTGCTTGTAATTTTAGTTGTCATAAGTAATCAATCGTAATTAAAGGATTTAAATTTGGACTTAAGGTCTGGAGTTTCATCAGAAGACATCTTAACATCAATAAGGTCTTCCTGTGCTGACTGGTCTGTATTATATAATCGCATTTTAGACCTGTCAATACCCACCACGAACTTTCTATATCTATCAAGAGGAGCATAACGATTTTTCAATTGCTTAACCAAGATTTGGTTCATTTGCTCTAACTCTTCGGTTGAAATAAGAGCAAGCATAATATCAGCAGTCGCGGGAATTCCAAAAGATTCTGAGATGTCAGTCATTTCTACTTCAGAAGTAGAGACGCCATTTCTATTCAATTGAGAACAAGTAAAAACAGGAACATCAAATTCTACACCAATTGCTCGAAGTTCTTCTGCAATTGCTTTTACATAAGTATAAGAATTTGTTCCATTTGTCTTATATCTTGCCGAAGCACATAGATTGAGATAATCAACAACAACTACATCTGGTTTAAATGCTTTTTTAATTTCAAGTTCTTTCATAAGAGACTTAAAATGAGAGGCATTTGCTGAACCTGGAGGGTATTCTTTAATGACAAGATTTCCGTGTGTTTTAGATTTTATTTGATTGACTTTACCTAAGAATTTTTCTTTTGACAGTTTAAACAGATTTTGAATTTCAACATCTAAAAGATTAGCATCAATCCTCTCAGCAATACGTTCTTCCGCCATTTCAAGAGTTAAATATAAAACATTTTTACCTAACATAAGGCAAGAAGAAGTTACGTGACATAAGAACAAACTTTTACCCACGCCAGGAGGAGCAACAACCAAATTAAGTGTTTTAGGTGAAACTCCCCCATCAGTAATCTTATTAAAGTAATCTAAGTCAAAGGGGATTTTAGATTCTTTCCTATGATAAAACTCGTATCTTGATTCAACGTCTTCAATGTAGTCGTGACCAATATGAGTGTCAAAAGAAACAGAAAGTGCCTCTTGAAGAATTGATGGAATAGCATCTCTGTTTTTATTAGAATCATTACCATCAGCAATCTGAATAGATTCCATAAGAGCAAGATAAATTGCTCGGTCTCGACACCACTTTTCGGTTGTATCACATAACCACTTAAATTCTACTGGTTCATAATCAAAAGATTTAAGAAGTTGAGTGACTTCCTTATAAGACCCTTCGTTAAGGTCATTTCTATTTTCAATCTCAATCTCAAGTGCTTCTTTAGTTGGGAGTTGATTATAAGAAACAAAGAAACCCTCTATTTCCTGAAAGACTACTCTCTGTGAGTAGTCCTGGAAGTATTCTTGTTTCAGGTAAGGTAAGATTTTCCTTACGTAGTCTTCATTATAGATTAAATTTTTCAGAACCAGTATTTCAGTTTTCTCCATCTACTGGTTCTTCTTCAGTTTCAACGGATTTGGTGCTTGAACCATATTTGAATTTCTTTTGGACGTAAGCATCTAATTTCTCAAGGAGTTCTTGGGTGAAGTATTCTTCGGGGTTTGCGTAAATAACATTTTTACCTAGTTTCTTCCCGTTGATTTCATAACGATTGCCAATTCGTGGGATAATATTTGATTCCTCTCCGATCTCAATTAAACCGTAATAGCGGTCTAGTCCTCGCTCATCATAATAAAGTCTTACCTCAACTTCTTGATTTTCTTTACTTAGACGGGATTTGATTGTCCTAAATTTGAGAATAACCCCGGATACTTCGGTGCCCTCTTTTTCCTTAGATTTGGAAATATAAAGAATCGTTGAGGCAGAATACTTGGTCGAACTTCCACCCGCCATCTCTTTAGAGGAATAAAGAGACATTGTATCATAAAGGTGATTATTAACAATCATAGGGATATTTGCTTTACCCATCTTAAGAGTAAGCATTCTAAATGTTCCCTTAAGAAGTGCTGCTTTAGTCATATCTCTTGTATCTTTTTCATCAAGAGTATCTTTAATTTCTTTATTTGTTGAAAGCATCCCAAGAGAATCGAGAACAAAGAAACAAGGTTTACGGTCTTTCTCGGGAATTTTTGTATAAAGTTCTACTGCCTTAAGTGCTTTTGTTCTAAATTCTTCAACAGTAACTACGTTAATAACAATAACACGATTGACATCAATCCCCTTTTCCGTCAAGAGATTTTTAGTAATCGCAGACTCAGTATCGAAATAAAGACAATAACCTTCTGGGTTATTATTGAGAAAGTTCTTTACCACAGAAAGAGCAATAAAGGTTTTCCCACACGCTTCTGGGGCAGCAAGAGCACTAATTTTATTTTGTGAAATCCCACCAAATATTGACCCAGAAACAAGGGCATTTAAAACGTATGAACCAGTATCAACATAAGATTCATTCTCCACAATCTCAGAAGCAAGAGAAGCATAATCTCCCCCAACTTCTTTTACAATATCTTTAAGAAAGTCCATTTGTATCTCCGTTTTTTATGTTTTTAAAATTAAAAGTCCAAAGTTTTGAATAAAGCGTCTTATACTCTTCTTTATCTTGAAGGACTTTTATGATTTGCTCTAATTCTTTTTGTGATAACGAAATGCTATCATAAGAAGAACGATTCAAGAGTAGCAGCATTTTCCGTTTTCCATCCAACAATATCAAGTAACGCCTTTAGTGGTTGAAGGAAAGACTTTTCAAACTGCGTATCATAATCAACATACTTATCTAAACCTAACTCTTTTGGTAATGTTTGAATAAAGGTAATCACATTTTCCATAATAGGATTAGGAACTTTTAAATAACAGAATTTGATTTTTTCCCCATTACCAATTGTGTTGTATTTAGAGGTCAGTCCTTGTTTCTGGATGTGTTGATTATAAAGTATCGCACCCCTGACGTGGATGGGAGTTCCCTTCTTATAAAGCGTAGCACCATCCCTGAATTTTGTCAAGTCCGAAATCCCCCTTGGAAAGGACACTTCTTCAGGTGGAAGCGTATTGAATTCTTCCTTTGTTTTTTGAATGAAGTCAATCATAGATGCCTCATCATAATTCATCAATACTTCAAATGCTTCTTCTAACTTCTGTCTACAGAATGCGGGGGTGGATGATTTGACTGCCTCAATTCCTGTAATGGCGATTTTAGGTTTAGAATACCTGACTCCTTCATTGTCCCATACATTGATAAGATAATGTTTCTTTCCACTAATAAGGAACTTATCAGCAATCTTCTCCCTCTTCATATGTAGTTTGTTCTTATAACAATGAAGATATTGGGTTAGTTCGGTATAAGACTCATCAATGTATTCTTGAATCTTAGTAGAGAAAATCTTATCGAGAAAATCCACTACTTGTTCTTTAGATGGATTTTTATCCTTAAAGATTAAATTAACCAAAGGGTCAACATTCAACATAACCGAATCAGTGTCCCCATAAGTGCAGTAATCAACATTAGATGTTTTAAGGATTTTATTGAAATACTGATTTAGTTTTTGTTGAATCCATTTAATAGCAAGTTGCCCTGATGTTGTGATTGCTTCTGCATTCCTTAGTTCATAAAACCGGAAAAAATTATTTCCAAGTGACCCGTAACCACTATTAAGACAAACCTTAAGACTTAATTGTTTTACTTTATAGTTAGAGATTTTATATTTTAGTTTAGCATCTTTGGTTTTTTCATATTCCTTTTCAGTAGCAAGTTGAAGAGTTTTGTATTGTTTTCTCTTTTCAAACATTTCCTCAAGAATAGCAGGAATAAAACCTTGTTTATCCTTCCTATACATTGCTCCATTGGGACAAATCGAATAATCAGGATAGATTGAAGTATCAATAGATTTATCAACAATCTTGTCTACAGAAATAGCAGGAAATGGTTCATTGATAAGAGTCTCTGGACTTACATTAAAACACATCATAATATGTGGATAAAGAGACGTAAGGTCAAGAGTCACAGTCCATCCATACATTCCAGGAATTGGTTCTTTTACATAAGCACCCTCAAACTTTTCACTCTTACTACTTCCTTTCTTAAGTGGAATAGCAATATTTTCTTTCTTTAGGTAGTTAAAGATAATATTGTCCCACATTCTCACCTGATAAAAAACATCTTCATAATTAGACTTTGATTGATAAGCAAGGTCAATCGCCATACTAATCAGTTGAAGTTTTTCCTCAAGTCTATCAACAAGTTCTACGTCAATCTTGTTGTATTCAACGAAAGTATCCCAACCATAAGTATAAAAATCTCTAAAGGTTTCATACTGTGAGTGGTCAAGTTTGTTTTGACCTAACTCGTTAAAGGCAATAGTATCTAATCGGTAGTTTTCTGGGTTCTTGAATGAATACTTTTTATAAAGGTCAAGATAATCAAGGATACTTACCCCATAAATCTCATAATAAAGTTCTACCTTATTATTCTTTTCTACTTGCCTTGATTTTATGTATTTCCAGGGAGATAGTCTTTTTGCCTCACTCTCACCATAAAGTCGTTTAATTCGGTTGATTATGTAAGGTATGTCATATCCATTACAATTCCATCCGCTTATTACGTCTGGATAATTCTCTTCCCAATAAGAAAGAAACTTTTGAATAAGGTCTAACTCATTAGAACATTCATAATAAACGTAATTATTCATTCGCTTTGAGAATGGTCTACTACCCCAGGTATAGACTTTCTTTGTTGAATAATCTTGGATGGTAATAAGTAGGATTTCTTCTTGTGCTGTATCTGGGTCTGGGAAACCTAACTCGGATGCTGTTTCAATGTCAATAGTATACAGTTTAATCTTATTGATGTCGAAGTCGGTTATTTCTTCGGTGTAATGTTCTGAGATGTATTGATAAACCGCATTCTCATTACCATAAACAGAAATTCCTTCAATATCCTTATACTTTTCTATCCATTCTCTACAGTCTTTGATTGACCCAGGATTTACTGGAGAAACCATTTTATTATCAAGAGTTCTCCAGTCTGATTTTTTGTTCGTTTGAATATAGAAAGTCGGTTTATATTCGATTTTGTTAGTAAAAGGAAGATTATTTACGTCATAACCTCTCTCATAGATAAAGTTTCCAATCTGTTTGACATTGGTATAAATCATTTAACAAGTTCTTTATATTTCTTAAGAATAACCGGATTTGGTTCTGCAAGGGTAAGAAACTTATCAGAATGCATCATAAAAGTATTCTGATTAGATAGTTCAATCAACCAAGGAGTCAAGAAATCTCCGTCATTAACAACAAATGGTTCTATAATTTTACAGTTGGGTTCTCCAATTTCATCTGGAATTATTTCTTCAATCTGGGCGATAAGGATAAGATTATTAGGGAAGAGGATGAGTTTTGTTTCCATAAAAAAGATGGGGTTCGTGCGGAACCCCTTTATTTTAGCACACCTCTTGGGATTTGTCAAGGGGTGTTTTGCGCCAACGATATTTGGGTGGGTAGCAAGAGTATTTAGAAATAAACTTTCTTCTTCTGTTTTTCTGGAATAATTTTCTCAAGATTTACCACAAGTAGACCATCCTCAAATGAGACTTTTTTGACTTCTACTTCCTCAGCAAGAGACCAAACTCGTTTAAAGTTTTTATGAGAAAGTGCTCGATATAAGTATTCCTTATCCTCATTAGATGACTTATTGCCTTCAACAACCAGTTGACCGTTTTCGGTATAAACAGTCAACTCATTTGATTTAAATCCTGCAACAGCAACTTCAAGACTGTATTCGGAATCAGAAACCCTAATGAGATTATATGGAGGATAATTCGATTGAAGATGGTTTACATTAGAAACCCTATCTAACCAACCATCCAAACCAATTGAATATTTCTCAATATCATTAAAGAACTTATCAATACTATTGTAATGATTAAACTTAGTAAGTGCAGTCATTTGTTTTACTCCTTAAAAAAGCGAGACATTAAAAAAGAAGTCCTTAAAAAGCAACTTCTTTCTGTTTTTATTTAGACGACGAGACTAAAAAAGTCAAGTAGGGACTTCCGTACCTACTTTTTTCTTAGCGCCAATAGTGTATTTTTTCTCAATACGCCATTCGGGTTTTTCTTTATGAGAAAGAATTTTTACCTGACTTAGAGGTGCCATATCTTGAACAAGGTTTGGGTTGACTACCTCAACAATACCCCAATCATTAAGAAGACCAATAATACGGTTCCTACGTTGAATATCGTCTCTTGTCCAGCGAACCTCGCCTCCATCAACCCCAAACATTTCCTTATAATGACATAACCAATACTTACCACGTTTAAAGAGAATAACACAAGAAGGATAAAGAACTTTTTGATACTTAGAACTAATCCCCATTCGCTCTAATGTTTCCCTGCAGATGCTAAAATCATCTGGTTGATTTAGTTTAACCTCAATCATTGTATCAAGAGACCAAGGTTCATATTGTTGAGTATTCATACAAATGATAAAAACATATTTAATATTATTTAGACGTTACTCACATTATAGT